ATGTGTTTTGTGCGATTAGAGCTTGAACATTGAAATACAATTCACCTGCTGGAGTGGCCGTGTCTACGGCGATATCCAAACACACCACCGACCATCCTTTTGTCTTGGCCTCGTGCATCAAATTGAGCAAGTGCCTAATACCCCTCATTAGGCGATCTTGTGATTGGACGATCAGTACACTCGCCTCACCACTTGCCAGCATAGCCCGTGCCTCATCTAGCCCCGGTCGTTTTAGGGTGGAACCGGATATCACATCTTGGATGATAACTATCGACATGCCACGCTTCACAGCTTCAGCGGTACACGATTCTATTTGTGATGCCAAACTATGGCCGCCAATCGCCTGATCTTGGGTGGAAACTCTCACGTATCCGATAGCTTTAGTGGTTGTACTCATAGTGTATTATAAGGCACAATCGACCGTTTGTGTCTTAGTAGCAATAAAAGCTTATTGCAAATACGGCAAGTAGAGCGGCAAGTGCCACCATAGTAACAATAATTGCCACTTGTAGGGTGTTGGTCACCTCGCCTTGGTGTGGATCCATAATTGCCACTTGTAGGGTGTTGGTCACCTCCACTTGGTGGCGATCCATAACGACACTGTAATAGACACTGTAGTGTGATTGTCTGCACAGCACAAAACGGCAAGTAGAGTGGCACAAGCACGGCAAGTGCCTGTGTAGAGCCTTGGCTATAGGTGCAAGTAGAGCGGCACAAGGACGGCAAGTAGAGTGGCATGTGCCGTGCTACTAAAGAGAAATCACGTCACCTCGCCTTGGGGTCAAATCAATTATTGCCACTTGTAGGGTGTTGGTCACCTCCACTTGGTGTAATAGCAAGAATTGCCACTTGTAGGTAGTGGCCACCTCGCCTTGTCGCTATCATTACAAGATCGTTACACGGTAGGCCATCAGTTTTGTAATGATGGTATTTGACGCTTTACCCGCTTTAAGGTTCGGCAGCTTTTCCCGCACCACAAGGGTGCAGAAAAGACTGCATGTAACGATCGTCAGGGGCGAGTAAGTTCCAGCCCACGACGCTACCGCTCTGTGTGCCAGAACACACACGCCCATTGTGTATCGCTAAAAGACTGGTTTACGTATAGCTATACCACTGCACGACAATATCCTTTTTAAGGGGATTGGTCTGATCTGTTGGCTGCGGGATTGTTTGCTGGTTATCCATCGGTAAGTTTACAGAACCATCCAAACCACAATCCCCTTAAAAAGAGTGAGTATTGTCGTATACCCTACTTTTTATCCTAAGAGTGTCTGCGTCCCACGACTGCGTCCCGACTGCGTCCCGCTTAAGTATTATATACTTGGGACGCACTGTGTAATAGTACACACAGTAGCTTGTTAAGGACGAGAGGATCCTTGCCCACGACGCTACCGCTCTGTGTGCAGAGATCCACATCGTCCAATGGTGTGTAGGCCTCTAAAACGCCCAACCTGAGAGGTTATGGATCGTAGCTAATAACTATCTGCACGGGGGATGGTACTGGTGGCGTTGGGCTTGGCCTCCACTCATTGGGGTAGCGACGTTCTAACCATGCCAGTGCAGTTTTAGCACCATCACGCCCGTTGTCTATTTCTAATCCAATCCGTGACACACACGACATAGCAAACCCCGCTTCAGCTTGTGCTACCTTTAGCCCAAACCTAAGATCGTCAGCGATCCAGCGAGACAACGTATCAGCACTTATTCCAGCTGCAGCTGCCGCTATACCTTTACTCGCCCCTTGGCTTATGAAATCCAGCACGGTGGTAGCTACCGCTGGTGTGCGTTTTGTAGGTCTCATAAATACTCCCCGTAACATTATCGACATATCGTTTTACTATAGCCGAGTGGTTCTGAGTGCATAGCGTTAGCGGCCATGCACTTGGAACCTCTTCGGCGTTTAGCCATCGGTTCTGATACCCATCGTCTACCCTACTACCAGTCACATCACGAGTGCTGGTAGGGGGGATTTATAAAGGGGGGATTTTCCACCCATTCCCATTTGTATTTCCTTAAGCGGGACGCAGTGGTTGGGACGCAGTCAGACCGCCTAAAGTAGACAAGATAGTGAGTACATTTTTGCATGTCTTGACCCCATCTCTACCGTTACCAAATGCTCTTTTTCAAGGCTATCTAGAGTCTCACGAAGTGTGCTTGCTCTGATACCAATTATTTTCTGTAGAGCATTTACGCTGATGTTTGGACTATCACCGATTGCCTGTATCACTGTAGCTTTTATGTCAGCAGTGATAACTTCTAATTTGCTAGATTTGTCCAGTGTCCTAACCATCGTGATGCCGTCCACATCACGGATTTCAAATGTAGCCGATAGAGCGGACTCGTCTGCTATTAGTCTACTTTTTGTGCAGGATAGAGAGAACAAACCGTTTGCCTTTTTCTCACAGATGTACGCCATATCAGCAGCAGCTGCTATCTCTGCAGATCCTCGCATGCCTTCATGCTTGACCATAGACTCTGTGCCGCCTTTACGGTGGTGATGGGTTACAAAGAGTGTGATGCCAGCATCAAGAAATCGACTAAATTGTACAAACAATTTTCGCATCTCTGATGCGTCGTTTTCGTTTAAGTTGTGTACTCTCACCAGTGAATCGATGACTACCAGACCTATACCAGCGGTCTCACAATGACTAATCAGGCGATCAACATCCGCTCGTGAGTCTAACTTTATCCCCGCACGATTTATGTAACCTAGACCATCTAGATCTTCAACAGATCTCATACCGAGTAGCCTAAAACGGTGCATGACTTTAGCTACACCCATTTCCTCATCGATGTAAAGCACGTTAGTTTTTGGCATGTCGTACTCGTGTAGCCATTTACCACCTTGACATGCTGCACGGATTAGGTCACAAATTACCCATGTCTTACCGTGGCCGGGTGGTGCAGAGAGATAATGCAGACCACCTTTTACCAGCACGTTGGGGATTATCCATGATTGTTTACCTGCTTTAACTTCAGCTTCTAGCATCCCCTCCCAATCCAGAAACTCAATTTGTCTGGTAGTCTTATCGCCGTGTAGAGTACTCACAGCTTCACCGCCTTGGCGATACGGTAGGCCGCCATGCAAGCGGTCTGGATCTCTTTGTGCTGCTCTTTTTCCCAACGTACGGGAAACGACCGTATTAGAGTTTTGCCGTCCGTGTAGGTCGTGACTAGCAGGGGTGGTTGGATGTATGCTCTGCGGCCAGTTTCTTGGACTATACGGACACCATCTATGGTTACCCCGTTTACCGTGATATTGAGTAGTGCCAGCACATACCCGCCATGGTGTAGGGTTACCCCGTTTACCGTGATCTCGTTCATTTGTTGTCTAATCCCGCAGGGTGGTTTTTAGGCCACTCCCTGCCAACAACAACAGGGAATGAGCTGTAGCCTTGATAACCCGGCCGGGTCACCAAGAGCAAATAACCCCGTGTCGTATGAAACACCGGGATCAAAAGGATTAGAAGCAAAATAACTTGCACAGCACAAAAGATGTGTGCTAGAGTCAAGTTCGATTAGTTTGCTGATATTACACTCTGTGTTATATCTACCCAATCCAAGACCTTTAGAGTTTGCCGCTCTGAAGGTCTTATTTTTTGACCATCACCAAAACTTGTCTGTATGTATCTCACATCCACTGCACATCGTCAAGGTATAAGACGGAAGATAAAAATAGATTTTCCTAATCCAAATGTAGTAGCCCCTTGATCTTGGCTATCCATCCATGGTGTTGCAAGGTCGTAGAAGCCCCAACCTGCCCCGCTTCTATCAAGGTTCGGGTAGAAGTTAGTATGGCCGCTTGCTGTGCGACGTTTAGCAAGGACTGGATGTTATCTAGATGAGCCTGTTGTGCCACGATCGTACGCTCATTCTCTTCTAGCCTTGCTTCGGCTATCAAGGCACGTTCCCGCCATGACAAACCATCAGTGCTGGTTTTATCCTCTACGGATAATCCGAAAAATACTTTAAGGCTGCACAGCTGCTCAGCATCCACTACCGCAGATACTCTTTTACCACTGGCCGTGTCGTGTGAAGCCTTGGCTAATACGATACCAAGAGTACCGATAGCACGTCGTAACGTCCGTTCTGATACCCCTAATGTTTCCCGTGCTTGTGCGAGTGTCATTGGTACTGTAATACCCGGCAGATTGTCCGGCCGTGCCACTTGCCGCCTTGGGTGGTAGGTATGCCATCACTTGTCATCTTGGCGGCAATAGCATTGGCCGACATGCCCTGCGTAGATAGAGACTTGATAACATCCACCGTGCTGGCCTCCATACGTACCCTGCCGCCAATGCGTCCAGCTTTACGTGCCGCATCCAGACCTAGTTTTGTACGGTCTGAGATGTAACGCAATTGGTGCTGTGCGAATACCGCTTGCATATTGAACATGGCCTCCCCTGCCGACGTGGTCGTGTCTGTGTCGTTATCCAAACACACTAAAGACCACCTAGATGTTTTGGCCTCGTGCATCAAATTGAGCAAGTGCCTAATACCCCTCATTAGGCGATCTTGTGATTGGACGAT